TGTTGCGTCAGCACCTGAAGCGGTACTAATCGCAATATACCCGTCTGTTCCGATTATGACAACTTGACCGTTATAGATATTGGTCGCCTCGCCAGCGGGATCGATCAGGTATTCAGTTGTTGCCCCTGCGTAGGGCATACCGTCAGCTCGTTTAACGGGCTTCAGGCCTTGGGGAGCTGCTGTAGTAGCCATTTGCTCATCCTCCTAACCAAATTTATACCAAGGAAGCTCCCTAGAAGTTCAATTGAACTTTTTGGTTACTTCCCAAATGAAGTTCGCGTGGAACGCTCAGGATTCAACACTGGCATACGAGGATCGTTCTCTCTCATAAAATTACGATCTACCGCATCCTGTGCGTGTTGAGCCTGTTCGAGTTGAACCTCGACACGTTCTTCAGCAATTTCTGCAGGTATACTACATAAAAGCAGTCCACCTACCTCAATGTTGTCTTTAAATCGAGAATCGATATCAGACACAACAGTTAACTCAGGAAAGTCTGCAGCCTTGACTGGTGTATAGCCTTCACGAAAGCGAGCCGAAACATTAGTGTTATCGCTGTTACCCAAAGTTGAGGTGCGAATCCAACGGAAATGTAATCCATCCCTTGGTTCGGGGGTAGGTAGCGCAGATGGTCGAGACCATCCCTTTTTACGTCCTGTTTTTTCTCTAGTTTCTGTAGTGCGTGGAGTTCTATCAGCCATATCAGCTTTCCTTCATTAGTTGCGCCGCATATTGTTCAGGTGTTAGTCCTAACCGCTTGGCGAGAGCGGCTGCAGACGGAGTTAACTTCACCTTGCGTGGTTTTTTAGACGTTCTAGACGTAGGGGCGACCACGGCTCCTGTTCGGGGTTGCTGTGATGTAGTCTCCTCTACTGCAACGCCGAATTTATTCGGAAACGCTTCCTTCATGGCAGCGTCTATTCGATCATAGTACTCTTTTGAATTTAATTCAACACCTTCTGCCTGTAGTTCGGTGTGAACACCCATAGCATAACCTGTAAGAGCCTTATCACCGGGGGCGTTACCCTCGAACCACGGATTGTTTTTCCACCACTCCATAGCTTGCGGGGGTGGCTGCATTTTTTTGGCATCCTGTGGCTTAAACTCTTCTGCCTGTTGTCTCTTAGGTGGAGTATAGTTTTCGTATCTAAACTTTTCGTTTTGAAGATTTGTCAGGTTTTCCTGTGCTTCTATAAGAGCATCAGTATCTCCTGTTTCGTGAGCCTCTTTAAGCTTGGCCTTCGCATTTGCGATCTGTGAGTCAATCCTGCCTTTGGCTTGATCAACAAGAACGCCTTCGCTTTTTTCAAGCGTTTCTTTCAGCTTATCGTTTTCTTCTTTAATTTTTTGGGCGTAGTTTACCGCTTCTTCTTTTAGTCGTTCTGATTCCTCTTTAGCCCGTCTCTCTTCATGAAACTCCCATTTCATTTTTTTGAGACGTTTTTGAACACCCTCACTATAGGATTCTAACTCCTCATCGTCAGGAATGTCGGGTTCTGCACCCTCCGCTCGTCTTGCTCTACCCTTGTCTTCTTCAGGGGTATCGTCAACGATTTCGATCTCTACTTCAGAAGAAGTCTCTTCTTCCTTTTGTACTTCCTCAACATCTTGTGTTTCGGTAGCGTCAAAATCAATATCTTGTTCTGCAGCTTTATTCATGCTCTTGAATACCCCCTTGGATCATCGACAACACCCTCTACGGTATCGTCATTTATTAGACGAAATTCTTTACCTTGCACCTTAAACCTAGTGCCTGAGTATGATCTGAAAATAACAAAATCACCCTCTTTGCACCAAGCACCATTAGGAAAACGGGATTTATCAGAGTAAGCATCTGGCCCTGCTTTGATAACAAAACCTATAATTGACGCTGTAGATTCGTCTTTACGAAGCCCATCAGGCATGATTACTCCGCCCTCTGTCTTCTCATCGATCTCTGGAAGTGCTATCAGAAGCCTGTATCCCGTAGGTTCTGGTAGTTTTGATTGAAGGTTATCTTCTACCTTCGTGTTATCGACTTTAATTGTCGCAACCATATTGCACCCATTTGCAGTGATTTAGAGGTTCACCGTTACCTTGCGCGGCCTATCCGCGAGTAATTAAGAATTAACTAAAAAATTTTTAGCTTTCAATATATTTTTTTTCTATTTCTAACAAATCTTCTTCTAAAAGCCTAAATGCTTCGTACTTTCCTGTCAGCTTGACATAGTCTTCATGCGTTGTAGCACCGCCTTCTGCCAAGAAAAGTGCAATTGAACTTTTATAATCTGCTATTTTGTTTTTAATTAATTCAAGTAATGGATCATTCACTAGACTTATCAAGCTCCTTGGCTATTTCTAGGCCAAGTTTAGCCCCCTCCCGTTTGTCTTTTCTTTGTTCTTTATCAAGCTCCGTAGCAATCCTAGCACCAATAGAAGCACCTGCTCGCTTGTTCTCAGACTTAATTCTTTCAGCCTGTAGATCCAAATTACCGATCTTGGTGGTCGCATCGAGGTCAAGACTTGCTCTATCCATCTCGATTTTATGCTTAAGCTCTGCTTCTTTGATTGCGATCTCACGCTGCTGAATGACTGTGAGAGGGTCTTTTGCTGCTTCTTCTGCTTGTTGCTGTGCCACCTCTGCTTGATTTTTGCCAAGTAGTTTCTGCGCCGCCTCTGCCGCCAGACGAGAGATCTCCTCTTCTGTGTCCTCTGGTAGTGGCTGATCTTCGCTTGGCATCTCCACGCCTAGCTGTAGCTGTATTTCTTTGCGATACTGATACGCAACGTGTTCAGTGATGTGCGATGCCATAGCACTCTGTATAGCCCCTGCAAACGGTGATTGCCCCACGATCTGCTGTATTTTTGGATCTTGCATTGCTGACATATGCACCTGAATATGCGCTTCGTGATCCTGATACATAAACGCTTTGA